TGTTGGATACTTCATATAATTACGTAATGCTTTTCTCATTCTAGAATGATTATCATCATCTTCCCAATCATCATTTGCTAACAAAGCTTTTGCTTCTTCTAATTCAATTATAGCATCATCATGTTGATCAGAATATTGAGCACGTAATTGCGCACGTTGTTCTTCATCTGCATACATATATGTTGTGAATGGAGATATTTTTAATTTTGAAATTTCTGTTCCTTGATTTAATACATATGCTAAACTTTGCATATCAGACGGAAGTTTTGAACTAAGTTTTGCATCTATAACGATACTTCCTATCAATTTACTAGAATCATCATCCAAGTTGTCTTTTGCAGACATTGGAATAATAAATGGATTTACTCCTACTGCTTTTATAGAATCTGATGTTCCTACAAAATTTGAATTGTAATACAATAATTTATCTTGTGCCAATGGATCACTTATTAATGACATTTTTATTGCGCCGCCAGTATGTGAGTAAATTAAACTTGATACTTTTTTCAGCAATGTATTTACAGTACCTTCTTCTGATTCTTTTATAAGTTCTTCTAATTTATCAAGGCCTAAGTAAATTCTGCTTGGAAACGTTGTATCTCCAACTTGAAATCCAGGACTAACTGGCTGTACTTTTTCTAAAACTTTTACTGGTTCTATTGTTGCTCCTGGGGCAGTACTTCCTGGTGCTGGAGGTAATGTGAATTGAGAAGATGGATATGTACAAGTGGTAGTATTCGATGTTCCAGACCATAATAAAACATTTCGTGGATCTGCAGATGCTAAATCTGCATAAGAACTTCCTAAACAAACTTCTTCGTTACAAATTATTTCTGCGTTAATCATAAATGGCGGATTCTTTGGATTCTTTGGAGTTATATTTAATTTTTCTATAATATTATCGTTTAATAACTTTATAAATAATCCTAATGTCATGTATTTGTATTGATTTTGAGGAAGTGATTCAGGTTTATCAGCTGATCCGGTTGGTAATCCAGCATTTTGATATACTGCAATAGTTTCGTCATATAATTCTCCAACTATTACGCCTAAATCTGCTCTACCAATACCTGGTACTGGTCCTGGTTCGCCTGTTATTAAATATTCAAAATTTGGAACATCTTCATTTGATTCTGATTTTATAATTTTATTAACATAATCATCAATATATTGATCAAATGTTGTAACATCTTCTACTTCAGATTTTGTTGCTTCTATTTGATCTTCTAATTCTTTTACACTTATTCCTTGTAGATCAGCTGCTTCTTTTTTCTGCTCAGGAGTTGCAGTTGATTTTACTACTTCTTTTTTCTTTTTTGGTAACAATAATGTAACATCGGTATATACATTGCTTGTTCCTTTCATTTGTATGGTTGCTTCAACTGTTCCATCTGTTTGATATGAAAATGTAAATGAAGCTATGATTCCAGCAAAATATACTTCATTCATTTTTCTATCATCATATTCTCTTGTTTTAGCATTAGATCCATATTTTTCAACTAATTGATCATATGATCTTGATTTAATTGGTTTAAGTAATCCATATGTTTCAGGTATAGGAATATTGAATGCATTTTGTACAAAGTTTTTAACTTCGCCATTTGAAAGAATAGATTCTGGATTACCTAATATTTTCATAGTTACATGTCGTCCAGGCCTAAACCAAATTTTTTCAAAGTCTTCTAAATCTGCAGTTGGGTCTGATATTAAAACATTGATAGATGCATTATTCAAAAGACCCATTGAATGATCGCCATAATTAATTTCTGCTAATGTTATAACAGGTGGTATTCTATTTGCTGGTCTAGAGTCTGTTAAATATCCTGTTTTAGAAGAAGGAGTATAAGATTTTTCTCTAGTTTTTTTACCACCTAATGTTGCAAATCTAGATATATTATCGGCAGTACCAGTAGTTGCTAAATTAACATTATCTAATACTGGACCGTTATATGCTTTAACTTCAACATTAGTCATTTTGCTAAGCATAAAATCTACTGATTTTTTGTTTTTATTAAAAAATCCTGCAGCTGCTCTTGCATTTAATTCATGAGCTAAATTTTCATCGACCTGTGAATAAAAAATATCTCCAGCCATTATATAACCTTATCTTTGTTTGTTTTCAGAATCAATAAATTTTTGAATATCTTCTGCAGGAGGAATACGTAAAACTATGTCTTCTGGTGTAAACAATGTTCCTTTTCCTAAAGCGTTTGCTGTAGCAATTATCCACCATTTACTCGCATCGCCATAAAATTGATTTGCCAATTGATCTAATCGCTCTGGAGAAGTAACTTGGATATAAATATCTAAATCGCCAGGAGGTGTTGCAGATATAATAGTAGTTTCTGCTTTACGTCTTCCATCTGAATCTTTTATTTGTTTTGTTGTTGCATATCTACTCATAATTTAGTTATTTCCGTTCACTATATTTTTCAATTTGTCTTGATTTTTTTGACCAAATCCATCTCCAAAGCCTTCATCAATAATAGGATCAGCTCCAACTGCAGTTTCAATTTTTGTTAAATCTTCATTAGTTTTCATATCACTCAACCAATTACCATTTCCTGACTCTGGAGAATCTGATTTTAAATGTTCTTTATGAGCTAATGTATAGAATCTTCCGCCTTTTTGTGGTACATAATCTGTTATTAATGTTGCACCCATAGAAACTTGTATTTGTTTTGGTACTTGCATATTTCCGTGATCATCTTCAATATTAATTTCCCAGGTTGTTTCTGAATCTTGCAATGTATAATATAAACTATTAATTATAATTGGCTGTTGATAAAATAAATCACCTACAGTTAAACGAAGATATGGACCTTTCATAGCAATACTACTTGCATCATATTCAGGAGCAGTATATCCAGCTAATGCATTTAATTTTCTCCATATTGGTTTTAATTCATCTCTATCTGTAGCATATACTGTAAAATCTAAATTTAAATCTCTAGAATATCCTCCATAATTATATGATGGATCACCACGACCAATAAATTGTACAGGTGACCAACTAGGATTATATGAATCAGTTAAACTAGTTATAATAGCTCTAAATACCATTACATCATCTACAGCATCTTTATCCCATGGTGTTAATTTAGGTCCAGTAAAGAAAAATTTGATAAAATCTTTAGTTATTCTACCAGATATTTTATCTATTGCAGCTCCTATTGCATTACCACGTTCTTCATTTTTCTTGGGTAGCCAACGATATGCACTAGCTAATTTTGTTTTTTTGAAATCAATAACAGTTACTTTGTCGCCTCTAAATGCAGTAACTTTTGCAGCTGGATCTAATAATCCTGCAGGTTGCCATCTTTCTTTACGTTTATTCCATCTTGTTGCAACATGACTTCTAGCTGTAAAATCTTTTCTTAATGCATATGGAGTACCATGTTCTCCAAATCCATATGTAGCTTCTAAATTGAATACAGAATATGCTCCTCCTAATCCAGATGCTGCAGCGTATGCTCCCGCAGCTACAGCTCCTTTTCCTTTGTGAAATAATCCTGCTCGAATTGCAGAAGTGGCTCCATCTAATCGAAATCTTCCTTGATCCAAATCAGTTCTAAAATCATGAAATGGAACAAAATCTGGTTTTTTAAGATTTTCAAATGGAGTTGAAATATATGCTGCAGATTCATTTTCTAATGTTTCTATTGCAGAGGATCCTAATTGAATTAATCTGGGAGATCCTGTAAATCCTGATACTGCACCTAATGCAAGTATAGCAGCTGCTCTTTTTGCCGTGTCTTCAATTGAAATATTTCTATTTTCACCTACACCGGTAGTTAACAATATAGGATTTGATTTATCTGGATTTTCTTTTGTTCCAACGTAAGAATTAGCTCCAATATTATATATTCCACTAACCCCATTCAAAGTTTTTTTAATAGTTACTGTTTTAAATTTTCTACCACGTGGTAATGATTTAATACCTTCTTCATTATTAGCTGGTCTTGATAACGGAGATGCCATTCTTGGAAATCTTGTGCTTGGATCTTGTATTGTAGTACTTCCAATTATATATGGAGGATTAGGTGGGGTATTTTGAAGATATGCAGTCGTTCCAATTGATTTTGACCAATCAGAATATTTCAATGTTATAACGCCGCTTGGTCCCCAAAGATTATAATTGGTTGATTGAAAATTATATGGTGATGGTTGAAATGGCATAATATCTTTCTATGTTATTGATTGCATATTCATTTCTGAATCTCTGTATATATCTGTTGGTGCTACTATTTGTACGTTACTCATTGCTGATGCTACTGCTGCTGCCATGGCATTATAATCAATTGGTGCTCCCCCACCGCCGCTAGCCATTGCTAACATTTGATCAATTGGTCCTCCTGGCTTAGCTCCTACAACTGTGTCTTTAGAACTAAATGAAATTTTTTCTCCGCCTGGTCTAGAAATAAAGTCTTGATCTTCTTTTAATGCAGAACCGTCTCCTTTAACTGTTCCTATAGTAATAGATTCCACCGTAGTTGCTCTAATTGCATTAATTCCTTTAAAAACTGCTTCGTCAGTCATACTAGTAATCTTGCTGATTATGTCACCAGCAATAGGAATAATTGATACTGTTGCATTTAATGCATCTGCAGCTGCTCCAAATTTATTTGCAGTATCACCAAATGCACCTAAGGTTGCAGCCATTTGATCATTATTTAAATTAGTTAGACTACCTGGAATATTTAATACGTTTTGTAATGTACCTTTGCCTGTTTCTATAGTAGTTCCTGCAAATGCTGCTTGAGTTTCTCGTATTTGTTTTGCTTGACTTCCAGGTAATGCAAATTGTTCTCCAATTAATCCTGTTGTTAAAGTTTCAAGATAGTATACCATCTTTTCATCAGTTGTTAATTGATTTGCTTGTCCTTTTACTAGTTCGTCGAATGCTTTTAATTGATCTGCAGTTGCTGTTTTTTTGAATTCATCAACTGCTCCTGCTAATTCTTCTCCTTGCAAACTCATTATTTTTTCAGCTTGCGGTCCTGCTTTTTCCAACAATTCTCGCTGTTGAACCATTCCAGCTAATTTTTCTTCTGATATACCTAATGTCTCAGCTAATTTTTTTCTTGCAAAGAAATTGTCTTTTATTGTGTCGCCTTGAGTTTCTAGTATTTCATTCATTGATGATGCAATTGCTTCCGAATCACCCATTAATGTTGCTTCACGAAATTTTTGAGTTAAACTTTCTCCGTTTTGATTAACTAATCGCTGGCCAGATAATAATTGATATTCTAATTCATTACCAACTGACTGTTCTATATTTAATAAATTTTTACCTATACTAAATACTTCTCCTAAACTAGTTCCCAACATTCTTGTTTTTAAAACAGCTAATCCTAAATCAGTTGGATATCTTCTAAATTGTAATTGTACATCAGATGACAATGCTGATACATCTTGTAATATTGTTCTAGTAGTGCCAACTAAACCAGTTGCTTCTTCTAATGCTGGGGCAAAAGCTGTTAATTGAGCAGCTACGTCTTGAGTGCTTCCGGCGGCGTCACCTAATCCTGCAGTAAATTTTGCAAAGCCTTGTACATTTTCTGCTGATAAACCTAAATTTTCACGAAATAATTTTGCTGTTTTAATCAATCTTGAATTAAATGTAAATCCAGCTTTATTAGCTTTATCTGTATCAGTTAAGTTTTTAGCTTGTAATGGAAGTAATCTATTTAATTCTTGAGCATATTTTCGTATTTGTTTTCCGCCAGTAGCAAAAGAAGTAGCTAGCTTATCATATTTTTGTCCTAATTCACCTGCGGTTCCTGAATTAATACCAAATGTTTTATTTAACTCTCTATTTCTTTGTTCTAAAAAAGTAGACTTTTTTGCTAGATCAATTAATGTTAATCCTAGTTTTTCTTGTTGACCAACTAATTTTTCTATTCCTACTTGTGCTTCAGTTGATCCTTTTGATATTGCTTCAAAAGTTGCTGTAACATCGTCAGCTAGTCCTTTAATGCCTTTTGATTTCACTTGTGCTTCCAAAGTTTGCTCAATAGTAGCTTTGGATGCAGCTTGGTCTTTTTTCTTTTTCTGACCCTGTTTAGGAAAAGTTTTTAAATATAAAATATGTGAATTTAGAATATTCATGTAGATATCTTTTATTATAAATATCTACATAGGAGGTTTTTGTATTTTTGGCTTAGTATGTTTTTGTTGAGCTTTTTGTTGAGCTTTCTTTTTGATATCATGAAGTTTATTTAATTTTCGTATCCAAAAATTTCTTAAGAAAATTGGCATATGATATACGGTATCCCAATCCCATCGACCTTCACCAGCCCAAACTAATTCAAATAATGTGTCATGTAATTTTGGACGATCTTCTGGACTAAAGCCAAAAAAAGTTTGGCCCAACTGGAAACCCGGCAGTAAAGGCGCTCCCGTCCTCGCCTTCAAATTCATATTCTAAAATAACAGATGGTGTATTTTTTATGATATAATTTTGAAAATCTTTGCTATCTTTTAATAAAAATTCATAACGTATAAAATGATCTATTTCTGATTGTTTTCTTTTTCCGTTTACTTCAGTTATAGTAGTTGATAGATATTCACTAATAGTTTTAGTATTATTTGATTGAGTAGCTGTTGGAAATTTAAATTTTATTTGCAATGATTCTGTTTCATATAAAAATTCTCCTTGAGCATCACTATCAATATCAATTGTTTTTGTTTGAATTTTTGATAAATCAATTGTTCGTTGAATTTGATTTTTTGTTTTTGGATCTGTTACACGTACTGGATAATCAGCTCCATAACTTAATATTCTTGCATTTAAGATTAATCCATCTTTATCTACTTGAGCTATTTCATTTATATCTATATCTGTAACAATCAATGCTTCTAACAATTTATCAAGAACAACTCCTTCTGTTATATATGAATTATTTGTTAAAATATCTTCATCATATGCCGTCATATATCGCATTTCTACTTTGCCAGATCTTAATGGACTAGATTCTGGATATACTTTGCCTTGACTTGTTAATGAGACTATTTCAGCAGGAATAGTACTTTTTTGTTTTTGTTCGTACTTGTCTTTTGCTAAATTAATTAAATTTTTGTTTTCATAACGATCTGTTAATTTTGCCATAATAACCTTTTTCTTAAAACTTTATTATAAATATCAGTTACTTGAAAAATAGAACGTATATATAACAGCAGTGCCTAATAATGCGCCTACAAAACTAGATACTTGATTTCGTTCTGATCTAACTCTTTGATAACCAAATCTTCTGTCTGGCGTCCATCTTTTATTTGCTTTTGGTTTTATAACAGTAAATATTATAGGAGGTATTGCAGTAAATGCTAAAGATGAAAATTTTGGATTTCTTGATAGCCCTCTTGTATTATAATATGTATAAAAATATGAACTAAAAAATCCAGTTGCAAATGGTAATCCAGTACCATGTTTTTGATATCCTAATGTTCTTCCTTTTACATATTCATTCATTTCTAGTAATGTTACGCCTGTATACTGTTCTTTATATAATATAGACATTTTTCCGTCTCTTTTATATCCATATACAAAATCATTAGGAATATCTTTTATTATATCGCCTTTTTGATATAATATCATAATATCGTCTGTATAAACTATATTGCCAGTTATTGGTTTTTCTTCATATCTAAAAATGGTATCTTGCGGAAAGATATTTATAGTATAGAATAATATAAATAATATTATGTTTTTCATGTTGTTCCCTTGTACAAAGTGACTTGTTGATCAACATAAACTATTTATTATAAATATTTTTGAACAGTAAAAATGGGAGCCAAAACTCCCATTATTTTTTAAAAATTTATTAATATTCTAATACAGCGTAATCGTATTTCAATGTTAATTCAATTTGGACTGATTCTTCTGTACCCCAATCCATTTGACCAAAATTAGAATCTAAAATGAATGCTCCTTTTAAACACCATTCTTCAATTTTTTCACCCGTTGGTGACAATGAATGAAATGTTATATCCTTTTTGTATTGAGTGCTATATCCATCTCTACCAGTTAATGATTCATGATGTAATCTAACCCATTCCATGACAGCTTGTGCTCCTGATGGTACAATTGGATCATATAATGTAATTGCTACATCATTCCATCTTGTTTTACCTTTAACTTTTCTATCGATATTGATGTGATCTAATACTATTTCACCGTTAGTTAAAGAAGGTCTTGCTGCTGCTTTTATTATGTAACTTGGTATATCTCCAATATACATAATAAATCGATTAGTATATTTAGGTTCCCAATCAAATGCATTCAAAAATAAATCATTTTGATTAATACCTGGTAAATTTTGTTCTAATGCCATTTTTATTTCCTATATTCTTTTTATATAAATATTACCTAACCTAAATTCTATTCAGGGAATGAAGCACCAGTTGGTTGAATATTAAAGTCTAAGACAATAAATTCTGCGGTTCTTGTTGGTTGTAAAAATATTTGTCCATATAAAATATTTTGATCTATTAAATCTGGTGTATTATTACTATCATCCATTACAACTCTAAACGCACTTAAACCTTGTTGTGATCTTACTCCTTCTAAATAAGGATTTACAATACTTAAGAATCTTAATCTTGTTGCATCAGTGTTTTGTTCAAATACTAGGAACTTGGTTGCAGATGCAATAAATTTCTTAACTGTTATTAATAATCTTCTAACATTAACTCTATCTAATGCACTTGGTCTAGATTGTAATGTTTTTTGTCCCCATATACATATTCCTTGATTTGGGAAATTTGCTATAGGATTAATTCTAGCTTCATATAAATCATCTCTATCAGATTGAGTTAATTTTTCATATGTATTAATTGCTGATGTTAATCCGCCCCTATTTAAACCAGCTGGTGCATACCATGGTGCTGATGTAGCATCATTAAATGATAATGCTCCTGGAATCAATACTGATGGTGGTACAAATATTGGTTTATTTTTAGCTGGGTCAATTATTCTTACCCATGGAAAATATGTTGCAGTATAATTTGAATCAATTGAAGTAACATTATTAATGGTAGTAGTAATACTATCTGTTAATGCTGGTACATCCATTACATAAAATGAATCTTGTCTATCTTCAACTAATTGTCTTGCATCAGCCGTAACAGATGGATGTTTGCTATGTAATATACCTGGTGTTACTAACATATTAATATCATAATAATCTGTATTAGATAATGCATTAAATGCTTTTCTATATGACTTGGTACCAGTTGTTTGATTACCTGAACAGTCAAAGCCAAATGTATTAGTAGCTGTTATATTTGTTCCTGATAATTTTGGTAGATTTGGTCTTGCTCCGTCAAATCCTCCATTTAATGCTACCATAAATTTTCTAGATCCTAATGCTATATTTGAAGCAAACGTTCCAGCATCTAATACTGTCTGGAATGATCCGGTATATGGTGAAGTAACATTTGGAAAATTAGAACCAGTTGCTTGTAACATATCTCCTAAATAGAAATCTGAATTACTACCTGTAGTTGAATTTGTGCTTGGTACTGGGGCTAGATAATTTAAATTATTTGTATTTGTAAAATCAAAGCCATAATAATTTTTAGTACTATATGATCCACCTGGCTCTTGTGATGTTTGATATTGAGTTGCAAGTATTTGTTGCATTGCTCCTGATGGTGCACCTGCAGCCGAACCTGATGCATCTGGTATTGGAGATGTCATTGATCTAAAACCAAATGGTACTAATAATGGACTTTCTGTTTTATTTTTAACACCTTCTGTTACAGAAACTCTTATATATTTTGATAAATTTGGATAATCACCGTTATCTCTAATTTTTCCTTCAGAATCGATTGTAATAAATTGATCACCAATTTTTCTTGCTACATAATTTGGTGAATCTGGATCTAAATTACAGTTGCTAAATGTTTCTAATATATCTGGTGATTTGTCAGTATCGTCTGAATCAAATGGTGAATTAGGAATATTTGTGTTATTTATTCTTCTTACTTCTACTGTAAATGTTCCATATCCATTTGGATCTGCTACTTCTGATGCTAATCTTACATCACGTATTCCTACTTTAACATCATAATTTTCTACATTACCATGTGACAATGTATGAACTTGAAATAAATTAACTGCCGTTGATCCTACTTTTTGAGAAGTAATCATAGGACTTGATGCAAATCCATTTTGTCCGTCCGTCGTATTAACATAATCAATAATACCTAATGACATTGAGATATGAGCTAAATCATTAAATGAACTAACAGCTGATGAATTTTCGTATTGTACATATACTGGATAATTTACTGATTTGGGATTGGTACCAAATATTTTTGTTACGTAATTATTAGCAGAAGAGTTAATCGATGCACTAATGCCTGTTTCGGCTGTATATGCACTATATCCTGGAGCTCCACTAGCATTAGTAAATGAACCAGAAATATTTAAAACAAAACTACCTGATGGATGTTGTGTTAAACTAGATGCTTCAAATACTGGACTTGATGCTCCTACTGTGTCAATTGGTGCAGATGGATGTAATACATGAGTTACAATTTGTGTACTTGCTGATGTAGCTATAACTGCTAGTAATCCTCTATCTAAAGAATAACCATCTTCATATAATAATCTTGTTACTGTTACAACACCAGCATTTTTTAAATATTCTTGAACTGTAAATGGTACATATGACTCATCTGTAAATGATCCAAATGTTTCTTCAAATTCAGAAAATGAATTTACTTGTGTTGGTATTAGTGCAGGACCTTTAATTGTTGTCCCGATAATTGCGGCTCCAATTTCACTAACGCCTCTCTGTAAAAAAGATTGATCTTTTTCGTTAGTAAATACACCTGGCGATACGATTCTTTCTGCCATTAAAATACTCCCATAATTTTTTTATTATAAATATAGGTATAGTTTCCAAAACCTTTACGAATTTGGTATAAATACTCCTTCTTCTAAATTAATCTGTCCTTCACCGTATTTATCTTCTAAAGATTTAACTAAATCTGTTTCTTGTTTTCTTAGATCATCCAACACTTTAAAACAATTTTCTTTAACATCATTGATTTGTTTTAGTTGTTGATTAACCATGTATTCATCAGATGCTACTATACCTAATTGCATATTATTGTCTTGATATTGTTTTCTAATTTGCATTAATGCATCTAAATCTGTTTTTTCTAACTTTTTCTTTTCCATTTTATAACCTATGTTAAATTAAGGCATTGAGCCTGTACTTGTCCAATTCGGACCTAACAAATGTTGTAAGCATTGTGAATGAGAACCTGACCAAGATAATTCCACACTACCGTTTGTGATAAATGTAGGTTCATTTGCTGTATACCATTTTAATATGAATAAATCATTGTCTAATGATTTTCTTACGGTTGCGGCAGATGTTTCCATTACTTGTGAAAAGTCTACTGATCCTATGTTAGCCCATTTTGCAAATGCATATGTTCTGTCTGAATAGTCCATTTTTATTATCCTTTATTATTAATATATATAAATATTTTCATTAATCAAATCTATCTTTTAATGCATTGTAGTTTTGAAGAACTTCAGCTGCAGATAATTCTTTACTATAAATTAATGTTTGTGATATTTTGCCATTCATATAAAC